TACACCGAGCGGCTTCGCCGCTGCGCCCTGCGGGCGCGCTGTATATGTTCCTCGGCGAACGTGACGTAATGTAGTAGTGGTGTCTATAAAGATTATATCAATTGCGCTGTCTTGTGGTTGGTTAATGAGTGACTCGCTGTGTCAGCTGTTTGCGATTGGCTGTTGTTTTATGGCCTTGTTATGTTATTGGTTACTGATTGATGAATTTTGGGCGGGCCGAGTGACTATATATATAAGTGTGCTTCCTGCTTCGTGTCATTCTGCTTCCGGCTTTCGTCGCGTTGAGATCTCTCTGAGGGTGAGTGATGGCTCTTGCTCTGGCCGGGGTCGACGATATTATTCACTTTGCTCGTCCTGCCTATACCTATGTTCTCAAGTTTCCTTACGCTGAGTGGCGGCGGGATGAGGCTCGTCTTCAGAGCGCTCTGGGGTACCCGCATCATGATTTACTCAAGGACTCGACTCCGTTCCTTACTATGCCGGGGCAAGATTCTCCGGCCGAGCAGGCTTCCTTTCTGGAGTCTAAGGGTCCTCAGTACGGATATGCCTTATTACTGGCACGCACGGCTCACGCTGCTGCATATTCTATATTCTCGCAGAAGCAGGGCAAATATCCTCCTGCTGCTAGCATATATGTTCAGTGCGAGCTTGGCCTTAAGTATCTTCACGTACACGTCGTGATGGGCGGTGACGGCTTGAACCGGTACAACGCCAAGGCCACTTGCTCTAACCTGGCCTATAAGTGGCTGGACAACATTCAGTCTCAGCTCGAGATTAACGTCAAGACCGGTCACAACACCGACCTTGACATGTGCAATTCTCTCATCGGCTGCGTCTACCAGGCCAAGAGAGAGTGCTTTGACATGAGGACCGAGATTTGTACCATCCTGCAGTACAAGTGCCGGAACGGCGAGATGTACGCCTGCCGGGTCGATCCTATAGAGTTTATCTGTAACTACCTGTTGTGCAAAAACTTGAAATTCTTTACTATGGTCGACCCTGACAGAGCAACTCCGTTTGTCTCTCACTTTGCCTGTTCTGGTAAAACGTACGCGGCTACATTTGTCAATGGGAAGTGGGTCTTGCCTCAGGTTAGGAAGCAGTGGCTAAATTATCTTCGAGACTCTGTCTGTCAGAAGGCCGATCCAGTCTTTTCCGGCGACATGTTTGAAAACTTACCCAAGGTACCTCGCGCGACCTGGTCGGTCGAAGTTTCCTCCAATAAATCTAAAATCACTAAAAAGGAAACTCTGATGATTGACTGTATCGATCGCTGCGAAAAGAATCACTTGCTTACCTATGAAGATTTGGTCAATGAGTGTTCTGATCTTGTAATCATGCTCGGCTCACAGCCGGGCGGAACTAAATTGATTGAGACCTTGCTTCAGATGGTTCACATTAAGATTTGTCAGAAATATACGGCCTTGTCTTATGTCTTGTCGCGGTACTCGGCGATTGAGCTGCTGCCTGAGAACAAGGCTATACAGCTCTTGATCTTTCAGGGATACAATCCCTGGCAGGTCGGCCACTGGCTGTGCTGCGTGCTGCACAAGACGGCCGGTAAACAGAATACCGTGTGCTTTTTCGGTCCGGCCAGCACCGGCAAGACCAACTTTGCCAAGGCTATAGTGAATGCCGTTAAGCTGTACGGATGTGTGAACCATCAGAATAAGAATTTTGTGTTTAACGACTGCGCGTCCAAGCTGGTCAATTGGTGGGAAGAGTGCCTCATGCACAATGATTGGGTAGAGCAGGCCAAGTGCCTGCTGGGAGGAACGGAGTTTAGAATCGACCGTAAGCATAAAGACTCTCAGCTGCTGCCGCAGACTCCTGTTGTGATCAGTACCAATCACGACGTGTACACCGTGGTCGGTGGAAACACCACTACTATGGTTCACGCTAAGCCGCTTCGGGAAAGGATCGTTCAGTTTAATTTCATGAAACAGCTGTCTTCCACCTTTGGGGAGATTGATCCTATGGATGTGGTGGCTCTGTTGCAAGCCTGCTCTTCTCGATTCGATGCGTCGCTCGACTCGTTTTATGCTCAGTGGCAGCTTCAGTGCACTCCTAACGATTTTCCTCTCGCTTCGTTCTGTGACGGGCATTCGCAGGACTTTGTCCTTCACGAGGTCGGCTTCTGCGACACGTGCGGTGGCTACGCTCCTCTGGAGACTACGGACCGCAGTCAGCCGCTGCCGGCTCGACCTGCTTCGTCCGGTGAGTCTTTGATTTTTGCCTGTACGCTGCCTTGACTGTTTTATTTTCTGTATGCTATACTCAGCTTTGTGCTCTTTTTTCAGCGTCGGGTGTGAAGCGTCGCCTGGACTTTGACCCGGATCCTGCTCCTTCCACGTCGACGGCTCCTCCGGCGAAGCGCCACTCCAAGGTGAGGCGTCCCGTGTTCCACGACGACTGGTGTAGTCAGCCGGTAGATCGCCTAGACCGCATCCGCTATGAAAAGTTCGTCGAGAGCGTCGTCGGCGCGTCAGACGAGTCACCATCGGAGCCGGAGTCGGAGTCCACGGGACTCACGCCTTCAGAGTGGGGAGAGATGCTCGGAGTCGTCTGCAAGTCGCTGGAGGAGGAACCGATCGTCTTACACTGCTTCGAAGACATCACCTCTCTCTCGGAAACCGAAGACGACTCCGATGGAGGTCTTCAATCAACACCGCGCCAAGACAAAGACTGACATTTCAATGTGTGGCTTTTACTGGCACAGTACTCGCCTCGCGCGGTCGGGTACCGACTGGATCTTTAACAGTGGAAAGCCTCTGTTTCAATCTAAATGTTCTAATAATCTTGTATCTTGGGATGTGGTTCGTGAGATTCTGTTTGAATTTAAAAAAACTATAGATCAGAAATATAGAAATATGCTGTGGCACTTTGGTCGGGGTGGGTACTGCAATAAATGTGAATACTGGGATAATGTGTACCTTGAACACCTAGCTAATGTAGATTCCTCTAATGATGTTGTTATGCAGGAGATAAGTGACGCTGAGATGTTGGAGGCTGCCATGGAGATTGATGGCGCCAGCGAATAGAAAGCCCGGTGGTTGGGTCGTGCCTGGCTATAGATATTTGGGTCCCTTTAACCCTGCTGACAACGGGGAACCTGTAAATTCTGCTGACGAGGCCGCTCGGTCTCATGATCTCGCCTATCAGTCCTATCTCGATGCTGGTGTAAACCCGTACTTTAGCTACAATAAAGCTGATTCTGATTTCATTGAGTCATTGGCTCACGACTCTTCATTCGGCGGCTGGCTGGGGCGCTCGGCCTTTGGCCTCAAGAAATTGCTTGCGCCGCATCTCGCGGATACAAAGGGCAATCCTGACGCTCCGTCCACCTCGCGGGGAGGTTCCTCTGTATCCAAGTCAGAGAGAGCACAAAAGAGAAAACTCTATTTTGCCAGATCAAACAAACAGGCCAAACAACAAAAGATGTCAGCTCCAGAAGCTCCGACCGAAGATGTGGCAGAACCGGGTCCATCTGGCTCCGATCCGCGGGCGGGAGGAAATGGAGGTGGTGGAGGCATGGGAGGAGGTGGAGGACATGGAGTGGGAGTGAGCACCGGCGGATGGAAGGCCGGGACCGTGTTTGGGAATGACTTTGTCATCACCACAAACACCAGACAGTGGTTCGCTCCCATCTTTAACGGCCACGAGTACAAACGCATGGCGCCGAACGAGAACAGCGAACCGGCCACCAACAGACACTGGGTGGGAATCAGTACTCCGTGGGGATACTTTAACTTTAACGAGTACAGTTCACATTTCTCACCACAAGACTGGCAGCGCCTCACCAACGAATATAAAAGATGGAGACCCAAGGCCATGAGGGTCAAAGTATACAACCTGCAAATAAAACAGGTGGTCACTCTGGGGTCAGACACTTTATACAACAATGACCTGACGGCCGGCGTTCACATCTTTTGTGACGGGAGCCATCAGTTTCCGTACTCTCAGCATCCGTGGGACACCGGGACCATGCCCGAGCTGCCTCATCGCATCTGGAGGATCTCGCAGTACGGGTACTTTCAGCTACAGGCTGACCTGACGAACGGGGGCGTATCATCCGAGACGCCCGACGTCGGGAACCAAGAAAAGCAGCTGCTAAAGAGTGCGCCGCTATACATGCTCGAGACGGCGTCGCACCAAGTGTTGAGGACGGGGGAGGAATCCAGCTTCTCTTTCTCGTTTGACAGCGGGTGGGTTATCAACGACAAGGCATACGCCATTCCACAGGCAGATTTTAACCCTCTGATTCACACCAGACGATACTTTCCTACACGAAACAATAACACCACATCAACAGGGGGGCTCATGTTTTACCATAGATATAATCCATACAACAAACCGAGCAACTGGATGCCGGGGCCGAGCTTGGGCTACCTGGGGGCGACACAGACATCAACCAATCCACAGTACGCGCGTGGTCCGGTTACTGTTGTCACGCAGCCGCCGGGAACGACGGCAGATAGCGCCAATATAGACGAGCAATCAACCACACACGTCCCGTCAAAGGCGACCATGCAAAATTCAGGGTACGACGTGAACCCTGTCAACTGCGGTAGCAGCAGATTAGACGCGCACTCGCTTGCATATGATTCAGGGCCAGAGAGTCGAGGACAGAACATCATTACCGTAAGGGGGATAGACTTAGACATGGCCTTGGGTCTCCATCAAATGGTGCAGGACGGAACAGAAACAGAAGTTGGTACCCAAACTCCCAGAACTAATTTTACTGAACTCAAAAACGTATGGATGTACCCAAATCAGGCGTGGGACACCACTCCGGTATCCAGGGACACTCCTATTTGGGTCAAGATTCCAAAAACAGACAGGCACACCATGCAAGACACCTCGGACGGAACGCTGCCGATGGCGCATCCGCCGGGAACCATCTTTGTCAGGGTCGCAAAGGTGCCCATTCCGGGGGAGTCAGACTCTTACCTAAACCTATACGTGACAGGACAGATAACGTGTGAAATACTCTGGGAAACAGAGAGGTTCCAGACCAAAAATTGGAGACCGGAAATCAAAAACGATCCATCCGTATTCAGCGACCCTTTACTATACACTTTCGACAGACAGGGGGTCTACAATACACCGGAAACATTCATAGAGGGCATGCCCACAAAACGGGGAATAAACAGGGTCCTGTAACTTTAAGAACAAATAAAGCCATAAAACGAAAAGTTTTGCGCATTTGTTATTTCTTTAAAAGGACCATCAGTACTGTACGTCACTATAGATCATCTGATACGGTCAGGTATTGCTTAATTATATGGCGCAGCTTAGTTATATATCAGGTATATGCTCGTCACATAACTAAGCTACCATATAATTAAGCAATACCTGACGTATCAGATGATCTATAGTGACGTACAGTACTGATGGTCCTTTTAAAGAATAC